ATCTCCGGCGTGATGTGCCAGCTCTGGTCGTCGTCGTTCAGCGACTATCTGGCGCCGGAGTGGGCCAGCCGGGCGGCTCCGGTCATCCACGCGCCGCACTTCGGCGTGTTCGGCGTGGCGACCCATCAGGAGCTTTATACCGCGCTCGCTGGCGGCGATCTGGTCAATGGCTTCCTGAACCGCTTCCTGCTTCTCTCCACCCAATCCCGCGGCTCGGATCAAGACGTCGCCGATGGCTCCCGCGCTCTGCCCGACCAGCTGCGCGACGATCTGCGGGCCATCGCCATCGACGGCAGCCCCTTCAGCGCCACCCTGCACAATGGCCGGAGCGACGACCCGCCGATCGTGGCCCGTTGGCGCGATGACGAGGCGAAAGCGCGGTGGACCGCGTTCGCCAAGCGCTGCGAGCTGTTGGAGGGCATCGAGGCCGCGTTCTTCGCCCGGAGCGCCGAGATGGCCATTCGCCTCGCCACCCTGCGCTCGGTCGGCGAAAACTGGCTTGAGCCGCGGGTCAGCCTCGCTGCGGTCGATTGGGGCATCGCCTTGGCTACGTGGTCTGCGGAGACGATGATGGCCGAGACTCGAGATTACATGGCCGAGACCGACTTCCAGGCGCAGTGCAAGACCGTGCTGCGGCTCCTGCGCCAACACGGCGAGATGAGCCGCACCCACATGTTGAAGTCGCTTCAGCACCGCCTCAAGGGCCGCGAGCTGCAGGACGTGTTGACCAGCTTGATCGACGCCGACGACGTTGTGGTGCGGCAGGAGAAGAACCCCAACGGCGGGCCGCCGCGCCAGCTGTTCACAGCGGTATGAAGGAGAATTTGATGTGGCGTTTTAACATAGAGATCCCAGAAAAAGCCGGTCCGGTTCTTGTTTGTTTTTGGGCGCCTCAGGGTTATTGGACCGATCCGCGTTTGGTTGTCAAACGAGGAAAGGATTTGTATTGTTTGCACACTGATAAGCCTGTTTTTCAGAGGTTTTGGTCTAACCAGTGTGATTTTGCTTGGATGAAAGTGCCGCCACTGCGCCACAAGGTTGAGCGCTGGATTGATGAAGATGTGCAGCGAGCGCTGTTCCACATGCGCATTGAACAACTCAACTTGCCCACTCGTGCGCGCAATTGCTTTGTCAATGCAAGAATAGAGACTGTCGGCTTTGTGCCTGCCAATCCTGCGGTGCGATTGATGTGGCCAAACTACGGAACAAAGTGCGACGATGCGTTTGTCGAGGCGTTGTTGAGCGCTTACCAGTCGCTCGGCATCGATAAGCCCAGCGACTACCCTTGATTGCTATCGCAAGGGACGGCGATCGGGCGCTGAGAAAATGGATGGAAGCCTCTTAAAGCCCCGCAAGGGGCTTTTTTATTGCCCTGCGCCGGCAGGAGTTAGTTCAAGTGCCCGGCCACTCAAATGTGGCGAAAAAACCGGCTTTGCGGCTGAAATGCGGCGAAACTGCCTTATTTTCCTGGCGAGGTCCTTGAACTAACTCCCCACTAAGTCTTTGATGTATATGTGATATAGTTAGTTAGTTCATTCATGTAGACCCCCTTGAGGGTAGCAATATGGCTCTCAAGAGGGCCTTATGGGTGAGAACTAACTACCCCCCTTTGTGCCGCCTTTCTGGGCGCAGCCATCGCTTGCCGTCGCGCGCGGTTTGCTGTTAGGCTGGCTCCATGGCTGACAGCCCCGCACCAGGCTTTGTGATCACCATCGAGGATGGTTTCGCTCTGCGTCGCCTCATCAGGCAGCGTCCTGAATGGGCGCAGGTCTCAGAGGCGCTCGACGGTCTTTTAGCGCCCGACTATTGCGAGCTGTTGGACTTGATCGCGTCTTACGCGGTCCAGCCTGAAACACCGCCTACAGATTGACCCTGCAGCCGAACGGCGGCACACCCCTCTGGCGCATCCCTAACACCCTGATCGGCCGCCCGCTTTGACGCTGGGAGGCCGTCCTACATGCTCGTTCCGCTTGGAGCCCTGACCGGGTTCTCGCTCGCCGCCGAGGTGCGCCTGGTCGCCGCCTACTACGGCGTCAGGGCGCGCTCCCTGCGCACCGCGCGCGGTCCCGTCTCAGAACGCATGGCCATGGCCCGACACGCCCTCTCCTGGCGGCTGGTGCATGTGCATGGCTTCTCAGCCCGTCGTGCCGCCCAGATGCTCGGTGTGCCGCCTCAGAGCGTCCACTACGGCGCTACCACCCATCAGGCCCGCATCGCCGAGTTTCAGGCCACCGCTGGAGGCATGGCGCCGCTTGCTGTGGCCTCCAGCCCTGCTGAGGAGGATCCGGCATGATCCGCCGCTGGCCTACATCGCCAGCCGAGGCCGCTTTGTGTTGGCCGCGCGCTTGGCGTCTGACCGGTAGCCACGCATGGATTTTGACGTTGCTCGTCCGCCGCACTCAGGGCCTTACAAAAGAGGCGATTTACGACAGCCTTTACGCTGATCGCCTTGACGGCGGCCCTGAACCCAAGATCATCCAAGTTCGCATCTCTCAGCTCCGCCGGCAGCTCAAAGCTCACGTGCCAAGTCTTGGCCCTCTCGCCGGCATCGAACCACAATGGTCGGTCGGCTACCGGCTGGCGGACGCCGCTCGCATCACTCTGCTCGACTACTACATGGAGCCCCAAGAATGACGCCCAGCGCCGCAGACTTGGACGCCATCACCGACCGCATCCACACCGCCTGCCTCACCATTGCCTGCCTGCCCAGTGACGGCCCCCGCGCCACCTTCTCGACATGGCCCGCCTACCGTCATGACTGGTGGGACTGGGGCAACGAGGCCAGCCGCCTCTCTGATGCTGACATCGCACGCCGCCTGCTGAAGCCACCGCGCTTCACCCCGACGCCTCGGCAGGTCGACGACGCCCTGCCCGCTCTGGCCCTGCTGGACGGCGTGGACCGCACCACACGCCTCGTCGTCGCCGCTCGGGCCGCCCAGCTTTGGTACGATTTGGACGGCGGCTGGCGGGCCATCGGACGCGCCGCTGGGACGTCGCATGAGGCAGCCCGTCGTAAGCATTGGCAGGCAACGGTTCTGGCTTGGTCGCGCGCCGCCCGCTTGGACACTTTGTGAGGCCACCGCGTTGACAGACCGCTCGCGTTGGATGCACACCGCCGGTGTCCAATCGGGCGCTACGCCCCCGGCCACCCACCCTCCATGATCCGCCCTCGACGCAACCCACCGGCCTACCTCGTCTGGTACCGCACCACCGCGTGGCGACGCCGCTCGGCCAGCCAGCTAAGCCTGGAGCCCTGGTGCCGCTTCCACGCCGAGCGTGGCGAGCGGGTCAAGGCCACCGTTGCTGACCACGTGACGCCCCACCGCGGCGTCGAGACGGCCTTCTGGAGCGGCGCCCTGCAGTCGCTGTGCGCCCGCTGCCATTCGTCGGTCAAGCAGGCTATCGAAGCAGGCAAGCGCGCCGGCTGCGACGCCAGCGGCCTGCCAATCGATCCTGGCCACCCGTGGTCCGGCGAAGCCAAGCCTCGCTAGGGGGGGGGGATTCAGACCTGTAAAGGTCGATTGTAGGAACGGCGCGGGCACATTTCCGCGAGGTTCCGGAGGTTTTCGGGGCAAGGGGGTTCAGGGTGGCGAGAAAGGCGGCGAAGCCTGCGCCGGTCATTGTGATGCGGCCCGTTTCGGAGCTTCGCCCCAATGCCAGGAACGCGCGCACCCACAGCCCTGAGCAGGTCGCGCTGATCGCTAAGTCGATTGCGCGGTTTGGCTTCACCAATCCGTTGCTGACGGATGGCGCTGAAGGCGTCGTGGCAGGCCACGGGCGGCTAGAGGCCGCTCTGCAGCTGGGCTTGGACAAGGTGCCGACCATCGAGCTGTCGCACCTCTCCGAGCGCGACCGACGCGCCTACATGCTGGCGGACAACCAGCTTGCGCTCCGCGCTGGCTGGGACGACGCGCTGCTGCGCCTGGAGGCGAAGGAGTTATCTGATCTGGGCGAGGGCCTGGGCGATCTGGGCTTTCTCGACGAGGACGTCGCGGATCTGCTCGGCTCGCGGCAGGTCGGCCTAACCGACCCAGACGAAGCGCCGGCTGCGCCTGCGGAGCCGGTGACGCGCCCAGGCGATCTGTGGCTGCTCGGTCGGCATCGCATCTTGTGCGGCGACAGCACGAGCGCCGCTGACGTGGCTCGGGTGATGGGTGAGGCCAAGCCGCGCCTGATGGTCACCGACCCGCCCTACGGCGTCGAGTACGACGCGTCCTGGCGGCAGAAGGCAGGCATCGGATCGGCGGGCGCCGCTGTCGGCGCGGTGTTGAACGATGACAGGGCCGACTGGCGCGAAGCCTGGGCGCTCTTTCCTGGCGCGGTGGCCTATGTGTGGCACGGCGGCCTGCATGCCGCGACGGTGGCTGCGAGCCTCGACGCTGTGCGGCTGCGGACGCGAGCTCAGATTGTCTGGGTGAAGCAGCGCGGCGCGATTGGGCGTGGCGCTTATCACTGGCAGCACGAGCCTGCCTGGTATGCGGTGCGCGAAGGCGAGGACGACGCGTGGCAGCGGTTTGAGCCCGACCACGAGGTCGCCGCTTATGCCGTGAAGGATGGCGCCACCGCGCAATGGCGCGGCGGTCGCAAGCAGACGACTGTTTGGTTCATCGAGCACGTCAAATCCGAGACCGGGCATTCGACGCAGAAGCCGATCGAGTGCATGCGCCGGCCGATCGTCAACAACTCGGCTCCTGGCGAGCACGTCTACGAGCCCTTCTCGGGATCTGGGACGAAGATCATGGCCTGCGAGATCACCGGCCGGGCCTGCATCGCGGTGGAGCTTAACGCGCCTTACGTCGATGTCGCGGTGGAGCGCTGGCAGGCGTATTGCGGCGAGGAGGCCACGCTTGAGGGCGATGGCCGCTCCTTTGCTGAAGTGCGAAAGGAGCGGCTCGCAGGCGCTACTCGGTAGGCGTGCTTTTAAAGCGCTGGATCCAGTTCCCGCGCTCGCCAGGGTTCATTTCGAGAAGGACGGCCATCAAACGCGCCGCTGGGCCTGTCGGCCCTTCGACGGCGAAGCGCTGCGCGGTTCTGGGCGAAACGCCAAGCACCCTGCCCGCTCCGACCTGTGAAAGGCCGAGGCGGGCGATGGCGTCGCGGTATTCGTCAGGTGTCATCAGGTGTATTCTCCGCGGCGAGCCTGCATCACTTGGTCAATGGCGGCGAAGGTTTCCTCTTCGTTGATGCAAAGGCGGTCTAAGATCTTCAGCGGCTCTTTGGAAAGGTCGTGCATCTCGGTGACGTCGTTCAAGTTGGCCGCGCCTTGAGCCGCGCCTGGGTGCTTTTCGAGCAATTCGGCAATCTGGCTCAGGTAGTTCAAGGCGTGCCCGCGGTGGTAAGCGAAGCGGGCTTGCGTTTGTTCTTGGCTAGTCATCTCGGTGTTCTCCGCCGGCCCGAGCCCAATTGCCCGCAACCAACGCCGATAATCTACGCCATTTTGGCGTAGCCATCAAGCGCAATTGACCATGTTTTTCAGGCGTTATTCGGCGGCCTCGGCGTGAATGCCTTCGTTGATCACAAAGCCGGTTAGGTAGGGCATCCCAGCCGGGATGCCGGTGTCGCGCGAGGTGTTCTCGCTGATCGTCCAGCCCATCCACCGGGCGATCGCCTTGTTCATGCCGTAGCCGATGACGTCGTCGGCGAAATGCCGGCCGCTCCGGCTGTCGAGGAAGGCGCGGACTTGGTGGTCGTCGCAGCTGGTCGCTGCCTTAATCGCTGCGAAGGCGTCAGCCCAGCAGGCGTCGAGGTCGGTATAACCGGCGTTCCGCATGGTGCCCCAAAAGCCCCAGGATTCGTTTTGCGTCGCAATCATGGCTGTTTGTCCCGTCGGCCCGAGCCCAATTGCCCGCAACCAACGCCATCACACTACGCCATTTTGGCGCATATGCAAGGGCTAAAATGTTCAGTTTCGAGTTTTGGTTCGGGCGCGCTTCAGTGCTCGGGCGTATTGAGGGAGAATTGAAAGCCATGGGTATCAAACTCGACGCGCTGATTGCGCAGGTCACCGAAGTGACCACCGTCACCGGCTCCGCCGTCACCTTGATCACCGGCATCGCCGACGAGCTGGCGACCTTGAAGGCGTCGCTCGCTGATCAGCCTGCTGTGCAGGCCAAGATCGACGAGCTGGTCGAGCAGCTGGACAACGGCGCTGACACGCTGGCTGCGGCGGTCGCCGCCAACACGCCCGCCGCCGAGCCGCCCGTCGCCTAACTCCGATGGGCAAACGCGGTCCTCCTCCAAAGCCCGAGGCTCTCGTGGTGCTGGAGGGGGATCGCTCCAAGGGCAAGAAGAAGGCGTTCAAGGAAGTTCAGACCCCTGCAGCGGCGCCGGTATCCGAGCCACCGGAACACCTCAGCGAGCATGCTAAAGCCGAATGGCGACGGCTCTACGGCCCGCTGCAGAGGTCTGGCCTTCTGACTTTCACCGATCTGTCGGCGTTTGAAGCCTATTGCGGCGTGTACGGACGATGGCGCGAGGCTGAAGAGCAACTGAAGAACGGCCCTAAGCTCCTAAAGACGCCTAATGGAAGTGTGCAGCCGAATCCATGGTTGACGGTAGCGCGCCAGAACGCCGAGCTGATGAAGGGCTACCTAATCGAGTTCGGCATGACGCCCGCCGCACGCGCGCGGATGGCGACAAGCGCGCCGCCTCCGCAGGGGGACCAACCAAGAGGCGAAGCTCCAAAGGGGCCGGAGCAGCCGGCAGTGGCGGGCAAGTTTCACGGCCTGGTGGGGCGGGCCTAAGCCGCTCTGATCGGGTTATTCAGTTCTGCGAGCTGCTGACCGTTCCTGACGGCAGGGACGTCGGCAAGCCTCTACGCTTGCGCAATTGGCAAAAGAACATCATCCGCGGGATTTACGATCCGGTGACGGACGATGGTAAGCGGCTCGTGCGTAACGTGCTGATCAGCATGGGGCGCAAAAACGGCAAGACGTCGCTTATCGCCGCTCTGGTGCTCGCGCATCTGGTCGGGCCGGAATCGGGCCAGCGGCAACAGATCTACAGCGCCGCCAACGACAAAGAGCAGGCCGCGGTGATCTACCGGGCTTGCGAGGCCATGGTGCTGGCGGATCCGGATCTGTTGGCGCTGATCACTTGCGTGCCTTCGACGAAGCGCCTTGTGTGCGTGTGGAACGGATCGTTCTACAAGGCGCTGTCGGCAGACGCCAAAACCAAGCACGGCCTGAACCCGGCCGTCTGGATCTACGACGAGCTAGCGCAAGCTGCGAAGCGGGATCTGTACGACACCCTGGTGTCGAGCCAGGGCGCGCAAGATGAGCCGCTCGGCATCGTCATTTCGACGCAGGCTCGGGATCCGCGCTCGCTCATGAGCGAGCTGGTCGAAGACGCGCGCAAAGTCATCAACGGCCAGGTTGAGGATCCGACGCTGGCGGCCTTCTTGTTCGAGGTTCCGAAGGACGCCGACCCGTTCGACGAGAGCTTGTGGCCGCTCGCCAATCCGGCGCTGGGCGACTTTCTCAGCCTAACGGACATGCGGGCTGCGGCGGAAAAGGCTAAGCGCCTGCCCTCGCAGCAGTCCATGTTCCGCAATCTGCGGCTCAACCAACAGGTCGACGGAGTCGATCACATCATCGGCGCCCAGGAGTGGCTTGCGTGCGGTGCGGCCGTGAATCGTGAAGCCTTGGCTGGTCGCCCCTGCTTCGGCGGCCTGGACTTGTCGGCCAAGCGCGACTTAACCGCGCTGGTGCTCGCCTTTCCAGGCGACGACGGCGTGCTGAGCATCATGACGTGGTGCTGGACGCCGGCGCATGATCTTGGCGAACGCGCCCAGCGCGATCGAGCGCCCTACGATGTCTGGGTGCGCGACGGCCATCTGATCGCGGTGCCCGGTAAGGCGGTCGACTACGGCTACGTCGCCCAGGAGATCGGGCGCCTTGCGGCAGAGTTCGACATCAAGGCCATCGCCTACGACGACTGGAATATGCACCACATGGTGCGGGCGATGAATGAACACGGCGTGCGCCACTACGTCGACGGCCAGGACGAGGCTGAGGCGGGCGCAATTCGATTCCTGCGCTGGCGGCAGGGCTTCAAGACCATGAGCCCGGCGCTGGAGCAGACCGAGCTGGCGGTCGTGGAGGGCCGCGTCGCTCATGCCGGGCATCCGGTGTTGACCTGGGCCGCGTCCAACGCGGTGGCCGTCGCCGACGCTGCGGGCAACCGCAAGATTGCAAAGGACAAAGCGCGCTCGCGCATCGACCCATTCGTCGCAATGACGATGGCGATCGGTGCGGCCGCGCTTGAGCCGGTCGAGACGCCGGAAGAGGGAAGCATATGGGACGAGCTGGCGAAGGGGGGCTGACGGCGCAACGCCTCTGGGCGCGCCTCACCACCCCGCTCAAGCTCGGCCAGCGGGCCATGGTGCCCATGGGGAACGTGCGGCTGGTATCGAGCCTCAACGACCCCGCGGACACGCTCAAGATCGCCACGGTCTATCGGTGCGTAACGCTGATCTCGCAGTCGATCGCCATGCTGCCGTGGGGAGTTTACAAGCGCTCGGACAACGATGTGGGAGAGCGTGCGCGGCAGAGCCCGGTCGAGTGGCTGTTGCACAGCGAGGCCAGCCCGGAGCTGACCGCGTACGAGTTTCGGCGGCTGCTGATCACGCACATGCTGCTGTATGGCAATGGCTACGCGGAGATCGAGCGCGACAACAGCAACCGCCCCTTTGCGCTGCACCCGATCGATCCGACTCGGGTGACGCCTGGGCGCAACGCGGCCGGCGAGCTTGTTTACGCTGTGCGGCAGGCTGGCGGCGAGGCCATTACTTTGCCCGCGCGCTCGGTGTTCCATGTCCGTGGCACAAGCCTTGATGGCATCGTCGGCATGTCGATTCTGGACGTCGCCGCGTCGTCTTTGTCAACGTCGGTGGCGCTCGATGAATCGCTCTGGCGGTTCTTCCTGACTGGCTTTCGGCCGCTGGGCTTTCTGAAGACCAAGGGCAAGCTCGGCCTTGAGGGATTTAAAGCGCTGGAGCAGCGCCTCGACGAGTATTCGGGCCTGAACAAGCGGTGGAAAGCGATCCCGCTCGATCAGGACATGGACTTTCAGCCCCTGGCGGTCTCGCCGGAGGACGCGCAGCTGGTCGACATGCGCAAGTTTTCGGCCATCGAGGTCTGCCGGTGGTTCGGCGTGCCGCCGCACATGGCTTACGATCTCGAGCGCGCCACGTTCTCGAACATCGAAAGCCAGGGCCGCGACTTTCTGACTTACGGGCTGATGCCGCACATCACCCAGCTGGAGCAGGAGGCGAACCGCAAGCTGCTGTCGAGCAGCTTCGGCGGGCTCTACTCCAAGATCAACGTGAACGCGATTGTGCGCGGCGACATGGGCGCCCGCGGCGCGTTCTACCAGCAGATGCGCAACATGGGTGTGGTCTCGGTCAACGAGATCCGCGCTTGGGAAGACATGCCCACGATCGGCCCGGAGGGCGACGTTCGTGTGATGCAGGCGCAGTACCAATCGACAGGCCAGCAGCAGCCGCCCGCCGATCCGCCACCGCCCGAAGCGACCGCGCAGTAAAGGACGCTCCATGTTCCGCGTGCTGAATAAATCCGCTACTCGCGCGGAGATCCTGATCTATGGCGACATCGGCCCTGTCTTCTGGGGCGACGAGGTGTCGGCTGCGGATTTCGCGAAGACACTGCGCGACGTCGGCGAGGTGTCTGGCCTGGACGTGCGGATCAACAGCTACGGCGGCGACGTGTTCGACGGCCTGGCGATCTATCGTCAGCTGGTCGACCACCCTGCCCGCGTCACCATGCACATCGACGGCATCGCCGCCTCGGCCGCGTCGGTCATCGCCATGGCTGGCGACGTCATCCGCATCGGCGAGAGCGCACGGGTGATGATCCACGACGCCTGGACCATCGGCATCGGCGACGCTGCCTCCATGCGCGAGACTGCCGACCGCCTTGACGAGACCAGCGAGGCGCTCGCCGGCATTTACGCCAGCCGCACGGGTCGCACCGCGACCGAGATGCGCGACGCCATGCGCGCCGAGACTTGGTACACGGGCCAGGAGGCCATCGAAGCGGGCTTGGCGCACGAGCTGGCCAAGAACAAGGGGCCGGATGTCAAGGCGGCGTTCGGCGAGCGCGTCGTTGCGCTGGACCCTCAGAAGCACCGCTTCAAGCACGCGCCACAGGACTTGCTGCCTGGTCGTCAGACTGCCGCTGCGCTCGTAGCGCGGCAGCTGGTCGCCCTCAACCTTTCCACCGCAGCCGCGCGCAAGCGCGCCTGATTTTCAGCAGACGGAGTAAAACACATGGAACGCATTCAACGGGCGCGGCTGGGCCGTCACCTCCCGTTTGCCGGCCTGTTGGCTGCCGGCGCCTTGGGCCGCATGTTTGCGGATGGCGAGCCCGAGGTCATCAACGACGCTAAGATCGACGAGTATCGCGAGCGTCAAGCAACGATTGCCGCCGACTCTCAAGCGCTGCTCGCCAAGCTCGACGCGGAATCGCGCGAGCCCACCGCCGAAGAGCTGAAGCAGCTCAACGAGAACACTGCCGAGGTCGAGCGCCTGCAGGGGCTAATCCAAGCGCGCTCGGACAGCCTGCGCCAGATCCGCGCTTTGGCCCGCCCGCAAGGGCGCCAGACCACGCCCGCCGCAGACCCGCAGCCAGCGCCGGCTCTCTCTGCGGCGCGCGATCGCGGCGCGCCAAATCTGCAAGGACAGCATGCGCGCACCCGCGGCTTTGGCCACTTCGGCGAGTTCTCGATGGCCGTACTTAACGCTGCGGTCGGTCGCGGCGACGTGGATGTGCGCCTCAAGAATGCGGCGGCGACCACGATCGCCACCGAGGCTGTCGGTTCTGACGGCGGCTTCTTGGTGCCGCCCGAGTTCCGCGAGCGCATCCTGGCTCATGTGTTTGACGAGAACGACTTGCTCGCTCGCACCGACCAGCAAATCACGTCGCGCAACTCCATTACGTTTCCCGTCGACGAGACCGTCGCCTGGGGGACCAACGGCGTGCGCGTCTATTGGGAAAGCGAAGCCGCCGCTATCAACCAGAGCCGCCCCACTTTCCGCGAGATGACTCTCAAAACCAACAAGCTCGCTGCGCTTGTTCCGGTTACGGAGGAATTGCTCGAAGACGCGCCGGGGCTGGGCAACTACCTTGATCGCGTCGCCGGCCGCGGCATGAACTATGCTGTGTCTAACTCCATCCTCGACGGCACCGGCGTCGGTCAGCCTCTCGGCATTCTGCGCTCCGGCTCTCTCGTAACCGTGGCGGCGGAAGGCAGCCAGACGGCCGACACCGTCAATGTGCAAAACATCGCGAAGATGTGGGTGCGCATGCCGGCACGCAGCCGGGCCAGCGCAATCTGGCTCGCCAACCCGGACGTCGAGGCTCAGCTGATCCTTATGACGCTGGGCGGCACCGCAGCGGCGTTCCCTGTGTTCATGCCGCCGAACGGCATGTCGCAGTCGCCGTTCAGCACCCTTATGGGCCGGCCGCTTGTCCCGCACATGGCGTGTAAAGCCATCGGCGATGTCGGCGACTTGGTGTTTGCCGACCTGTCGCAGTACGTCACCGCGGTTAAAACCGGCGGCATGCGCTCGGACGTCTCGATGCACCTGTGGTTCGACCAGGACATCGCGGCATTCAAGTTCACCATGCGCGTCGACGGCCGCCCCTGGGCTTCTCAGGCGATCAGCCCGCCCAACGGGTCTTCGACCCTGTCGCCGTTCGTCGCCCTCGCGGCCCGCTAAGGCGACCCCTGAACCCCCGGTCAGCGCTTAATGTCCTCCCGGCGCTGACCCCCTTCGCAGACGGCGCGACATTGCTGTCGCGCCGTCGCGCTTTTTGAACTTCGGAGACCCGACAATGCGTAGCGCAGACTTTGCCGAGATTCACCAAGTGGTGAACGGTTTCGGCCCGGTGAACATGGCGACCGCCGCCAATAACGGCGGCTATGTCAGCCTGAAAAACTTCCACCGCCTCACGATCCTTTTCACCAAGGGTGCAGGCACCGCGGGCGAAGACCCCGTCATTACGCTGACGCAGGCCACTGCGGTGGATGGCACGGGCGCCAAGGCGCTCAACTTTGAGCGTCTGTGGGTCAAGCAGCACGCATCGGCTCTGCCGGCGACGTTCACGCGCACCACCAAGGGCACGGTGAACAACACCTACACCAACGACACCTTGGCGGAAGAGCTGGCCATTATTGCCATCGACATCACGCCCGAAATGCTCGACGTGGACGGCGGCTTCGACTGCGTGCAGGCAGCTGTCGCGGATGTCGGCACCAACGCCCAACTCGGGCAGCTGGTCTACATCCTCGACGGCGCCTACAGCCCGCCCCTCTCGGCCCAGGCCAACTGATGAAGGTGCGCTTCCTGCGGGCCGCTGAGTACGCCAGCGGCAACGCGGACGCCCGGAGCTTCGCTGCGGGCGAGATCGTCGACTTGCGCGACGATCTCGCTTTGCGGTGGATCAACCGCGGCGTGGCGGAGTTGGTGGCGGATGCGCCAGCGGCTGTCACGGAGGCCACCAAGCCCACCGAGGAAGGTGGCGAGGAATCCACTGCGCCCGCGCGCCCTCAGGCGGGCAGCAGCCGACGCGGGCGCAAGGACTAAGCCATGCGCCCGCCAGTCGTGATCGAAGCGGCCGACGCCTTGCCCGTGTCGCTGGAGGCCGCCCGCGCGGCCTGCCGCATCGATCACACCGACGACGACGCGGAGCTTGCGGCTAAGATTCGCACCGCGTTCAGCTTCCTGCAGCCGCCGATCGGCTGGCTCGGCCGGTCGGTGTTGCGGCAGACACTCGAGCTTCGCCTCCCCGCCTTCCCGCGCACCACGATCACGGTGCGCCTGCCGTGCGGGCCGGTGTCTGAAGTCGTGCAGGTCACCTACTTCGACGGCAACAACGCCGAGCAAACCGTTCCGAACACGTCCTATTTCCTGGAGCAGGACGAGCTCGTCTGGGACGAGCGCTTCAACATCCCGACCACCTATGTGCGACCGGGCGCTGTTCGCATCCGCTACCGCGCTGGCTATGCGACGCCTGCCGACATCCCGCCCGCGATCAGTGAGGCCATCCTGCAGATGGTGGCGCATTGGTACGAGAACCGCGAAGCTGTCGCCACAGTCGGCGTCGGCTCCATGATGCCGCTGCAGGCGATAGACCTGCTGCATCCGTATCGGATCTGGTGATGCTGAAGCGGATCGGAGATCTGCGCGAGCGCGTCCATATCGAGCGACGCGCGTTGCTGACGGCCACCGGCGAATTCTTGCGCTGGTTTGAGGCCGAGGCGACCTGGGACGCCACGGAAACGACTTGGGAAGAAACCGCGGTCACGGTCGCCGGCGACGGCGCCGGCAATTTTCGCCAAGGCTGGGCGAGGCTCTTGAACAACCGCGCGGCCGGGATCGCTCCGCGCCGCGGCGGCGAGCAGGTCATCGCTGAGCGACTGACCGGCGTCGACGCCTACGATATCTGGCTGCGCCTCGATGCTCAGTCATCGGACATTCGACCCAGCGACCGCGTCGTCGACGCGCGTGACCCGTCGCGGAGCTACAATGTCCGCTTTGTCGGCAACCTCGATGCCCGCAAACGATTCGTGCTGCTGCAATGCAGCCTTGGGGATGTGGAGGGGTGAGACACGTGGACTGGCAGACTGGATTTGACGTGATGCTCAGCATCGCCGCAGCTGCGTTGGGGTACATGATGCGCAAGATCGACGAGCGCACCGAGGCGCTCCAACGGGACTTGGCCGCGCACAAAGTGGACGTCGCTAAGAGCTACGTCACACGGTCTGAGGTAACCGAAGGGTTTGAGAAGATCTACGATAAGCTCGATCGCCTGATTGAGCGCCTCGACAAGAAAGCCGACCGCTGATGTGGGTGCGCTTCCAGAGGGCTTTTGACTGGACGCCTCCTGAAAAGCGTTTGGTGACGATGAGCTACCCCGCGGGCCACATCGCCAATGTGCCGCGCGACTGCGCCGAAAAGGCCATTGCGGCCGGCGCCGCTGTGCGCACTGTTGCGCCGCCGAAAGAGCAAAGATCATGACCCAATGGCGCCCAGGAGACCGCGCCCGTTTGCGTCGTAGGCTGATGAAATTTCCTGAAGGCGTTAAAAGCGAGGTTTCAAGCGCCTTCGAGCTGAACGCCAAACAGCTCGTCGCCATGCAGAAGCGCTTGGTTGCCGTCGATGACGGCGATCTGAAGCGGTCGATTCAGTGGCGCCGCGGCACGGCAGGAAAAGTCCGGTATGCGATGGGATCGGCTCCAGCGAGCGATCTCGCGGTGGTGGTCAGCGCCGGCGACACCAATGTGCGCTACGCCCATATCGTAGAGTTTGGTGCTGCTCCGCATATTGCAGGCGGCATCTTCAAAGGCGCACAACATCCGGGTGCGCCAGCACAGCCCTTTTTTTTCCCAGCCTATCGCGCCCTGCGTCGCCGATTTCGCAACCGCAATCGGCGAGCGATGAAGAAGGCGATCGAGAAGTCTGCGGGCGGATAGTCCGTTTACTGAGGAGCATCTCATGTTGTCTATTCTTCCTGTTGCTGTCGCGCTTGCGGCGGTGCTGATGCCGTCTCTCGCGTTCGCTCAAGAGACGGGCGGCGTCGTCATCCCTGTCGGCGATTGGGCGCAAGCTTTATTGCTCACAATGTTGTCGGTCGTAACGCCCGCCGTAGCCTGGGCGCTGCGCGGCCTTCCAAAGCATGTGCGCTGGATCCTGGCGGCTGCTCGCATCGAGCAGCTGTTGACCAACGCGCTTCAGGACGCAATCAACCGCACGGCTGGAGCTGTCGCGGGCAAAACCTACACCCTCGACACCGGCATTGATCTGGCGAACAAGGCGCTCGCCTACGCGGTCACGCATGCGCCGACCCTGGTGCGCGAGTTCGGCCTCGACGACCTGTGGGGCAAGATCCTGGCGCGCATTCCGTTCGACGAGGACGTCGCGGTTCCGGCTGACGTCCAGCCGCGCGCTCGCTCGCTGCTAGCTCGCGCCGCAAAGTAACACCTCACCCCGCCAACACTCCGAAGAAGGACGATCACCATGCCCGTCTCTGCTGAAGTCTCCGCGCAAATCAGCGTCACCCAGACCGCGACGCCAGATGGCGGTTCGGCCACCGCGAAGCAGTCGGCAGGGCCAGGCGTGGTGCTGGTCGCTAATGGCACCCTGAACGGTCAGGCCGATTTGGCGTTTGTCGACGAGCGGACGCTGGCGTCTGGCGCCAACGAAGAGTTGGACCTTGCCGGCGTTCTGACTTCTGTGTTTGGCGCAACCCTGACCTTTGTCGAGGTGATGTCCATCATGGTCTACGCGCTTCCGGCCAACACCACGAACCTCACTGTTGGCGGCGCTGCCTCAAATGCTTTTCAAGGCTGGTTTGGCGATGCAGCGGATACGGAGGTTATTGCGCCAGGCGGCGTTGCCCTACACCACCGCGCTTCAGGCTGGGGCGTGACAGCTGGCACGGGCGATAAGTTGAAAATTGCCAATGCCTCTGGCGCGTCAGCGACTTATCAGATCGCCATTTTGGGCCGCAGCGCTTAATCGCCATGGAGGTAGCGGAGGCGCTGCAGCGGGCGTTGTTCGCCAAGCTGACGGCTGACGATGGGATGCGCGCCGCGTTCGGCGGCGATGCGCCTCGGGTCTACGACGCCGTGCCGCCTCCCCTCCCCAGCGAGACCGACGCGGCCTACCAGCGCCGCCTGCGTTTTCCTTACGTGACCATCGGCGATGACGAAATCATCGACGATTCCACCAGCTGCGCCACAGCCTACGAGGCGGCCGTGACGGTGCATATCTGGTCGCGCACTGTCGGCCGTATCGAAGCGAAGCGCATCGCTGGTGCGGTGCGCGACGCGCTCGACGCTGCCCTCCTGCTCGACGGTCATGTCGTGACCGAACACGCCCACCGCTCGACCCGCTTTGTGCGGGATCCGGACGGAGTGACGACGCATGCCGTCGTTGAGCTCCGGTATCTCATCGACCCTCAGTAGACGGAGTATAAAACCATGGCGCAGGCAAAAACCGCCCGCGGCACCGCCCTGCTCATCAAAGTGGGCAACGGCGCCACGCCTGAAGTGTTCGCTCACAACTGCACGATCAACGGGCAGCGTGCGCTTCAGTTTTCGGCCCAAACCAACGACGTCAATGTGCCAGACTGCGACACGCCTGAGCAGCTCGCTTGGATCGAGCGCGAGAAAGTGTCGGTCGGCGCCCAGATCACCGGCGAGGGCGTTCTGAACACCACCGATCTGGCCACCTACTTTGATTGGGTGACCGGCGAGGACACTAAGAACGTTAAAGTGGTGGTCGACGTTCCGTCTGCGGACGGTGGCCGCATCATGTCGGGCGCATTTCATTGCACGCAGTTCGACATCAGTGGCAACCGCGGCGAGAAGGTCACGGCCTCGATCACGCTGCAGTCGAGCGGCGCGGTCACCATTGCGAACAACGCATGACGCGGTCGGCTCGGATCACGCTCGCGTGGGCCGACGGCGACCATCCGTTCCGGTTGGCAATCGGCCAGCTGCAGGAGCTGCAGGACAAGTGCGGCGCAGGCCCGCCCGAGATCTTGCGCCGCCTCATGTCGCAGACGTGGCACGTCAACGACGTGCGCGAGACGCTGCGCCTCGGGCTCATCGGTGGCGGCATGCCGCCCGCCGAGGCTTTGACGCTGGTCAAGCGCTACGTCGACGCCGAGGACCGGCCTTTGGCCGAGAACGTTCTCTACGCCACCCTGGTCGTGCAGGCGGCGATTGTCGGCGTGGAGGACGAGAGCTTGGAAAAGCCGAAGGGGGCGGAGGAGACGACGGCGGAGACCACCGCATCGCCTTCGCCCCCCTCTACGGAATAGGCGCTGTTATGGGCTGGTCGCCGGCTCAGGTCGACGACTCCAGCCTCTGGCAGATCCACGCCGCTTGGCAGGGCTACCTGCAGGCGCACAACCCCGACCAGGGGCCACCGCCGCTGACCAACGCCGAGCATGACGCGCTCGTCGAGAAGTACGCACACATCTGACGGACACTGATCATCTACCATGGCTCGTGACGTTGAACAATTGGTGCTGCAGCTCAGCGCCGACATGCGCACGTTCGAGCGGACGATGCTGAAGGCCGCGGGCGAAGCGGATCGCGCCGCAGCCCGTATCGAGCGCCGATTCCAGCAGATGAACCAGCAGGCGGTGCGGGACTTCCAAAACTTTCAGAACCAAGTGACCACCGTCATCGCGGCAATCGGCCTCAGCGCCATCGGCGCTGACGTTGTGCGGCTTGGGGACAGCTGGACTCGCGTTGGCAACGCGCTCGGCTTGGCTGGCGTCGAGAGCGACAGCCTCGCAGCCTCGCAGCAGATCGTCGCTGACATAGCTCTTGCGACCCGTTCTGATCTTGAGGCCACAGCCAAGCTGTTCTCGCGGCTTCTGCGCTCTTCGGAGGATTTGGGCGCCAATCTCACCGACGTTGCTGTCGCCACAGAGCTCGTCAACAAAGCTTTGGCCGGAGCATCAGCGTCGGAGCGGGCAAGCGCCACCGTGCAGCTTGGCCAGGGCTTGGCCTCCGGCCGCCTGCAGGGCGACGAGCTGCGCTCCATCCTCGAAAACTCGCGCCCACTCGCTGAGGCCATCGCCGCTGAGTTCGAGACGACTGTTGGCAATCTGCGCCGCCTGGGCGCGGAAGGCCAACTCGAGAGTCGCCGTGTATTCGAGGCCATCCTGGCCGCCGGGCCGGAGATCGAGGCTGCCTTCGCTCGAACGAACGCCACCGTCGAGGACAGCTTCACCAACCTGAACACCGCCGCGGCGCGCTGGGTAGGCACCTCTGAGGCCACCGGCGACGCGACGCGCGATCTCGCCAACCTCATTGGCTTTGTGGCCACCAATTTTAACGCGCTTGCTGACGCGGCCATCATCGCGGCAGCGGTCATCGGCGGCACGCTGGCTGGCGCCGCTGTCGGCCAGGCCATCCGTGCGCTGACGACCATGGCGACGACAGCGCGCGGGGCCTCTGCCGCTCTGGCCTTCTTTGGCGGGCCGCTTGGCGTGGCGATTACTGGCGTCGGCTTGGCCCTTGGCTTTGTTGCGACCCAGACCAACCTCTTGGCTGACACAACCCGCACCCTCCAGCGGGCGAACGACGACAGCGCGTCGGCCTTCCAGACCATCATCAATCTGTCCGAGCAGTTTGAGCGCGTTTCTCAGGCGCTGGACGAAGGCGCGGACGCTGCGGAGACGCTGAAAGGCGCAACTGATGACGCCAAAGATTCAACTCTTGATCTGAAAGATTCGGCGCTGGATGCTGCCGCCGCTCTCGATGACCAGCTGTCCAGCTCCGCAGACCTGACGGAGCAGCTGTCGGCGCAAGAACGGCAGACCCGCGCCCTAGCCCTCGCTCGCCTTGCGGATGCTAGGGCAACCATCGAGCAGGCCCGCGCGTCTGCTCGCGCCGTTCTGGACACCGTTCGTCGCGACGCCATCATTCGCAACCTTGTACCGTTTGACGGCGTGCCATTTCAGCCTGTCGCTCCGTTGTCGGACGAGCAAGAGGCGCAGGTACGTCAGGCGCAAACCGACCTAAATTTGTACGGCCAAGCGCTTGAGGACATTTCGGCGCTGCAGGAAGACGTGCGCAACGGCAGCGCGCGTCTTCGCCAGGAGGTTTCTGGAGGCTCCAACGGCGGCAGCAACGGCAACGGCGGAAACGCAGACCGCCAAGCCGCAGCCGCACGGCGACAAACAATTGCCGACCTTCAAGAGCAAGCTGCCTTGTCGCTGGCGCGCTTGCAGCAGGATCGCGCTCTGGTGGCGACGCTGGAGGATGCGGCGGAAGCCGAGCGCCGCACTCTGGCCTATCAGGAGGCAGGGCTTGATCTGGCGGCTGCGCGCTCTGCCGCGGAGGCGGAAGTCTCTGCTGAGCGCGCTGTTGCAAACCAACAGGCGGCCAATGCCTTGGAGCTGGCCGCGGTGCAGGAGCGTTTGGATTTGGCGCGCGCAGCCAATCAAACGAGTCTTGTCGATGCGATCTCTGATGAATTGGAGCTTCGTCGCCGCATTACCGAGTTGATCCAACTGGGCTTGACTGCAGACGATGCAGAGGCTCGCGCCCGCGCCTACGTCGAGGCCATGCGCGACGCCGAGCAGCAGACGCGTGATGCGCAAACAGCAGAGCGCGATCTTCAGGTTCAATTGGAAACGGCACGCGCTCGTGGTGATGAGCGCGGCGTTGAAGCGGCTCAAAGGCGGCTGGATCTGGAGCGCCGCATCGCCGAGCTGCGCCAACTTGGCTTTGGCGAAGATATGGCTATGGCGCAAGCCGAGCGAGAGATCGCGGCACTTGAAAGCGCTGGCATTCAAAACAAATTCCGGACGTGGTTTCGCGAAGGAACTTTGGCCGCGCTGGATGGCGATCTTGGGTCGTTTTTTCAGAACTGGCTGAGCGATTGGGCGCAGCGCGGTCTAGAGAGGGCCCTTAATGATGTTGCCGATCAGCTGTTCGCCATCTTCCAGAATCAAATAACGGGCATTGTCGGTCAGGGGCAAGGCGGCCTTGGCGGCATCATTATGAATTTGGTCGGGTCGGGTGCGCAACGCGGATTAAACAAGTTGGGCGAAGACGCCAAACTTGCTGGCGATGACCTAAAGGGTAAGCTGGGTGCGGCTGCAGTAGCAGCGGCGGCCAATGCCGCTTTGTTCGGCTCGGCTTCGGCGGCGGCGGCGGGGGCGGAAGGCGCGGCGGCAGCGCAAAAGAGTGTGGCCGCGTTGACCACAACCGCAAGTCTTGGACGCCTCGCCGCAGCGGCTCAAGCAGCGACCAAGGCGCTGGCGCAAGTGGCTGGCACGTCGCAGCCAGGCGGAAGCCAATTCGCTTCGTTTCTTTCTAGCCTCATCCCTCGCCTGCCTTCGTTCGGCGGCTTTCGCGCCAACGGCGGCCCGGTGTCGCCTGGCTTCGCTTACATGGTCGGAGAGCGCGGGCCGGAATCGTTTATTCCGTCTGTTCCCGGTACAATCATCCCGAATGGAATGTTTGGCGGGCGAACCGTGCAGCTGGTGGACAATACTGTGATCAACATTCAGGGCGCCTCAACCGCTGAAGTGCAGCAGTTGCGCTCAACGATAGAGCAGGATTTGCAGACGCGGCAGGCCACCACGGTGCGGATCGTGCAGGAGGCGCTTAACCGGCGAGCCCTGCGATGAGTCTTACCTTCCCGCGCGACCTGCCGTCGCTAAAAATCCGACGCTGCAATTTCGAGCTTGATCGGGGCGGCGACGCCATAACGGCTGAGCAGAAAGGGCGCGTCGTCTCGGTGCAGTTAGCCGATCCGCTGTGGCGCATGACGCTTCAGACCGAGATCAGCAACGAGGCCGACTGGGGTCGCTGGACCGCTTTCGTGGACAGCCTGCAGGGTGCTCGCCATTCGTTCTATGGCTTCGACATCCACCGAAAGCGGCCACGCCTCTATCCGCGCGGTTTCATCGACGCCACAACGCAAGAGCCCCTGACGCGCGCCGCTGGCGGCACTTTTGATGGCGATGCTCTGACATGGAGCGTTTCGTCGTCGCGCGAGGTTCTGATGCTGACCGGTCTGCCGGCGGCGCTGCGCCTAACTGAGCGCGACTATATCGGATTCCGTTGGGGCACGAACCGTCGAGCTCTTGTCCGTGTGCTGAACGAATCGAACACCACCGCCGAGGGCGTTGGATCGTGGAGCATTGCGCCAGTGCTTCCGCGCATCATCCCAGCCGAGGCCACCGCGACGCTGCTAAACCCAGCCTGCACCATGAAAATGCTGCCCGGAACGGCTCAGCCCGAGCGCGAAGGCAAAGCCTGGGCCATCCGTTTTGAAGCCATCCAGCACCTGATCGACTGATGCGCACTCTTTCTGAAGATGCCGTCGCTCAGCTCAACGGCGAGCGCCTGGTCATCGGCGGCGCTGCCCGATTCCTGATTGGCCCAGGCTATCGCTTCTGGTCTGGCTACGACGACCTGACGCTCGACGGCGAGGTGTTCCAAGGCATCGGCGCACGGGCGCTGATTACGCCGATCTCGGCTCAGTCGGGCGGCGCAGCCGAGGGCGCGGTGATTGAGTTGTCGGGTCTGGATCCTGACGTCGCGGCGACCATCGAGAACGAAGATTACCACCAGCGGCCGGTGACGATCTGGCGGCTGGTGTTCAGCCCGGACGGCGCCACGTTGCTGGGCTCTATGATCTTCATGCGGGGTCGGCTGGACATCGCGCCCATCGTGGAGGGCGAGACGTCATCCATTCGCTTCACAATCGAGGGGCCGCGCAGGGACATGGGGCGGCGCGGCAGCCGCATCCGCTCAGACGCGGATCAGCGCGTGCTGGGCGGCCCTACGGACGGCGCCTTCCGCAACGTTTCGGTCGCTGGCCGCAAGACGCTCTACTGGGGCCAGAGACCAACAGTTGGACCTGCGAGTGTGTCAACGGTCGGCGGATCGTCTGGCAACAGAGGCGGCGCAACTCGACCCGGCACGGTGAGAGTGTGAACGGCCGATTTTGGGACTGGCCCGAGCGCCTGCTTGCCTACCTCGACAAGGCGCAAGGGCGCCGGTTCGCTTGGGTTTCGGACGATCCCGACACGCATGATTGCGCTCGCTTCGCTGCGGGCGCGGTTCTGGCGATGACGGGCGAGCAGCTGCTGCCGACCTGGGGCTATCGCACCGAGATCGGCGCTTATCGACATTTGAAACGCGAGGGCGGGCTGGCGGCCATGGCCGATGCCCGCTTGCCGCGCATCGGCATCGGTGCGGCGCGCAGGGGAGACGTGGGACTGATCATGCAAGACGGCCGCGAGACTCTGACGGTGGTTCTGGGCGTGGACATCGCCGGGCCTGCTGAGCGCGGCCTTGCTTTCGTTCCAAGGGCGGAGCTTGTCGCCGCCTGGACGGTGTGATTCATGCCTCCTGTTGTCGCAGCGATCACGGCTGCGGTCACTGCGGTTGTCGGCGCCGTTGCGTCAGTCGTCGGCGCGGTCGCCGCGTGGAGCGTTGGCGGCGTCGCGATTGGACGAGTGCTTTTGCAGGTGGGCCTCAGCCTTGCTCTGCAGAAGCTGTTTGCGCCACGCACGCCGCGCAACACGGCAGCCCGCCAGGCCAGCGTCTTGGAGCTTACCCTTGGCGAAGACGCGCGGGAGGCGATCTTTGGCCGCGCCTGCACTGGCGGCTCTCTGATGGCCTGCTGGAACGACGGTGCCGAAAACGAGTTTGAGACGTTCATCATCGCGCTGGCGGATCACCGCTGCGATGCCCTTGAGGGCTTCTACGTTAACGACGTCTACTACGCCTTCACCGGCGACGGCGCACAGACCCACAGCGATTTTCAAGACAACGGCTCGAAGCTCTGGATTTGGTGGCGCGATGGAGCCCACACCACGCCGACGCCGCCGATGGCGATCGAGGGCGTGGCGGCTGGCGTCTACCTTGGTGGCGAGCTGGCGAAAGACGTTGCCCACGTCGCGGTTCGCTACCAGATCAGCGACAAGGTCTGGAAGGCCGGACGCCCGAATTTTCGCTGGGTGGTGCGCGGCTATCACTGCTACGACCCGCGCTTCGACAGTACCGCTCCTGGCGGCTCTGGGCTGCAGCGCTGGGATGATCCGAGCACGCACGTTTGGACCGAGAACGCTGAAGTGTGCGCGTTCAACTACGCCCTTGGCGTGCGGTCGCATTTTTCGCGGCAGCTCGTGGTCGGACCTGGCCGCGGCATCGAAGAGATGTGCCGCCAGACCTGCATCGCGGGAGCCAATCTTTGCGACGAAGACGTGCCGCTGAAGGCGGGCGGCACGGAGAAGCGTTATCGCATCAGCGCGGTGATCCGCGCTGATGAGACTTGGATCGACGTTGAGGAAAACTTTGCCGCCGCGATGGCTGGCGAGCTGACGGAGCGCGACGGCCAGATCGCCACTGACTTCGGCGCCGCGAAGGAGCTGTCGGCCACGTTTACAGACGGCGATCTGCTCCGTGGTCGCGAGAGGAGCTACCAGGGCAAGCTGTCCCGTAACGAGCTGGTCAACACCGTTGCGGTCACCTTCGTTGACCCCACACAGCTTTGGGAGCCTGCGACCGCGCCGCTGCGTCGCAGCCTGGAGGACATCGAAAGCGACCGCGAAGCGCGCGAGGAGACCCTTGAGCTTCCGTTCGTGTTCAGCCCGACCCAAGCGCAGCGCATCGGCGAGATCAACCGCCGCGCTAACCGCCTGCAGGCTCAGGCCGTCGTGCCGCTCGGACCTAAGTTCATGCGGCTGCAGCCGGGCGATTGGGTGGGCTGGCAGAGCGACCGTTGGTTCGGCGGCGCCACTCGCACGTTCCGGATCGTCGGCGGCCAGTACGAAGACACCGGCAGCACCATCTTTGGGCTGCGCCAGACGGCTGCCAGCGTGTTCGCCTGGAATCCGGCAACGGACGAATTGGACGCTCAGGCGCCGGCCTATCTGCCGCCTGGCGCTCCGGCTGCAGCTGTGGTGCGCGACTTCGACGCTCAGCCGCTGGAGATCACGTCGGCGAGCGGGATCTCGGCCGGCGCGATCGAGACGACGTGGACGGCGCCACAAGACGCCACGATCAGCGCGTTGCGCATCGAGTACCGCCCTGTCGGCGGAACGCAGGCCACTGCGATCACGGTCGACGCCCGCGTCGGCCGGTATGTTATCGACGTTCTGCCCGTCACCGATGTCGACTATGAGGTGCGCGCGACACCGGTCGTTTACGATCGTCAGGCGCAGACCACGGCTTGGCGCTTTGTCTCGCTGTCGGCGCCGTTCAACCTGCCGTTGCCGCCAAACAACTTCGTCGGTTTTCAGACGGGCGACAGCATTCGGTTTCAGTGGACGCCCTACCCCGATCCGACGCTGAAATACGAGATCCGTTCGGGCGCAACATTCGACTTGGGCCGTTATGTCGACATGGTTGCTGGCGGCTCTACCATGGTGCAGTGGCCGATCGTCGGAGAAGACGACGAAATCCTGTTCTGGATTAAAACCATTCATCGCAGCGGTGTTTACTCTACCGACGCTGCGCTTTGGGTGGCGACAGCGGCGAGCGTCGGCAACCGCAACTTTGTCTTTGAGACCGATTATCAGGCGGAGGATTTTCCCGGAACCCTGCACAAGCTGACCCGCACGACGGTCGGCGGCCTGCCCGTTCTTGAGCTGCAGTACGACGGCGGGCTGTCGGCTGCGCGGGGCGACTATTATGCCGAGGCAACGCTGCTTGATTCTTTCCGGGCACGGACTTGGCTAGAGCAGCGCGCGTCCGCGTTTGTCGGCGACCTGCCGACCTGGGAGGCAGCAGACGCCACTTGGGACGAGTTTGGCGACACCGATTGGGAGCCCGATATTGGCGATCCAGGATCTGCGCGGCTCGACACCGCCATTGCGACGGATGCGCCGCTTCCGGCGTCGCTTGTCGAGGGCTGGCGTTTTAGTGGCGACCTGATCGGCGCCAAGAGTGCGACAGCGCCGATCGACTCTGGCGGATTGAGTTATGGCGCAGGGAGGTGCGCACAGGCGGTGGCCGTAACAGAGTTGGGCCATTTGGTCTACACCGTGGCCATTCCGAACACTTTTAGTGTGTTGATGGATGTGCGGTTGAGCGCCTTGCCTACCGCCGATGCGTCACTTCTGACTGTCGGCAATGGCCTTGGCCGCTGGATGCAGGTCTGGTGGCGCCATAGCGACCAGAAAGTCGTCTTGAGCGACGAGACAGGCGTGATCGCAGCAGCGGCCGTTACGCCGCTACTTGATGACACATGGTCGGTGGCGATGTGGCAGAGCGCCGCTGGTCGCGGCTTTGTCGTCGGCGCACGCTTGATGCAAAAGACGGTCTCGGGCTCTGCGGCCCGCGCGTCGGCGCCGACCTATGCCGCAATGAGCGTGGGCGGCTCGGCGCTTGACGGCGCGTCTTGGGACGAGATCGACGAGACCTGGGAAGAAGCCGACTACACATGGTTTCAGGCAGGCGGCGTCGGCGTCACTCGCCCCTTCTCTGGTCGCTACAGCGATCTGGAGGTCTACGAGGGCGAAAGTCGGGGCGCCGCGTTCGGTCCTAATTGGGATCTGCGAGGGCCTGTCGGCTACACGCCCTTCGCGCCCTTTGTGGTCGGCGATTACACGTTTGAGCGCGCCTTCATCCGCATGCGGATCAGCGCACCCGAACCTTTCGCCCAAGTGCTCTCGATCACGCGGGCAAAGCTGAACGTCGACGTGCCCGACACCATCGACAAGGGCGAGATAGACCTGCCCTCAGATGGGGCTTGGGTCACTTTTAACCGCGCTTTCTATTTGCCTCCATCGGTAACGGCCACGCAGCGCTCCGGCGTCACGCGGGCGGTTGTCCAAGTCGAGCAAATCGAGCGCACGCGATTCTTCGCTCGTCTCTACCAGAGCGACAATCCCGCCACCGCCATCGCGGGGCGCATCACCTACGCAGCGAACGGATTCTGATCATCATGGCACAGACGTACCAAGACGCTCCCTCCACCGAGCGTGTCCGCGAATCTCGTCCTAAATTCTTGGCGCGGGACGATGCCTTGCGCTCGGCTTTCAGTGGCACAGCTTTCCCGACCGACCCAACCCCGGTGGACGGCCAGCGGTGCTGGCGCACTGATCTGCACCAGGAGTATGTGCGCCGCGATGGCGCCTGGGTGGCGGTCGATGATTCACCGCCGATCCTGACGATCAGCGCACTGCGCGGCATCGACGCGGCAGCAACAGCCGCTGATGGATCGCAGCGGCTGTTGCTTGATGCTGCGTTGCGCGAGGCCGTCTGGGTCACGTGGGATGCTGACAGCAGCGCCGTCCACGACAACGTCAACGTGTTCCGCCCAACCACCGGCGACGCGTCGACGGGGCTTGGGCGCTGGGTTCGTCAGTCTCCGGCCTTGGGCGTGCGCACGTCGCGCTTCACCGCCGACGCCACCGGCCTCAATGCCGCGGCGACGGCGGCTGCGGCGCTGGGCTGTGCGCTGATTATCGACAGCGCGGTGACCATTGCCGCCGACGTCACGCTGAATGTGCCTGTGGTCGTGGACGGCGGCTCGATCACCTACGGCTCGCAGGTGCTCACGTTCAATGATCACGTCACATCGCTGGATGCGAACCGCGCTTGGCTGACGGGCACCGGCGCGGTTTCGATGCGCGAGGGTTGGGCGGAGTGGTTCGGCGCTGTCGCTGACTGGGATGAAGCGACCGACACTGGAACCGACAACGCCGCGGCCCTTCAGCGCTGGGCAAACGCTTGCCGGGTCTGCTGGATCGGCCCAGGCCGTTTCGGCGTCACCTCTGCTGCGGTGGAGTTTTCCCCCACCCGTTCGCGCTCAGTGCAGGTCTATGGCGCCGGCAGCGGGACCGACCGCGCCACGCGGATCACTTGCAACGGCGCGAGTGCATTCGTGTGGTTCAAGGGCACGCAAGCTGTCGGCAACGACGAGCGGCTGGCCACTTTTGAGATTGGCGGTCTTACGGTAAGGCGCGGCACTTCTGGCCCTGATGATGTCGTTCGCTTTGGATCCGCGAGTGCAACGCGGCTCGACGCAGTGACCAAGCGCCGTGTGTTTGATTTGCAGGTTGTTGGCGGTGTCAACCTGACGAATGCTCGTCAGATTAAGTTTGACCGATGCTTGTTTGAAAGCTTTACAGATACGCGACTTCTGCGAATTGCGGTCGAAGCGGGCGGCACGTTCTGCGGCGATCTTGAATTCTGGTCGTGCATTTTTCGCTTGCCTGACGCCACAGCTAATACGCACTTGCTGGTCGAGAACAGCGACACCTCGACAGAAGGCCAAACGGCTGCGATTGCCGAAATCAATGGCGTCAAGTTTTACAGCTGCACGTTCTACGGCGGGGAGCGTGTCGTCGTTGTGCGCGCGAATACTGGCACGACGGCAGTGACCGGCAACACGACAAGCGGGAGCGCGACGGTCACCGGCTTATCTTCCACCACTGGAATGGCTGCGGGCCGTCCTTTCGGCGGTGCCGGCATCAATCCGCACACTCGCATTCTTTCAGTGGACAGCGCGACGCAGATCACACTTGACGACGTGGCAACCGCCACCGCCACCGGCGCAGCTCTGGCCTTTGCGTCGAATGTCCGCATGATTGCCGATTGGGTATTCGACGGCGGGTGTCAATTTGACGGCTTTGCTGGGCGCATTGTGGACATTATCGCCGACAATGGGGCCGAGATTGATGGCCTCACGTTTTCAGCGCCTTGGTTTAATGCGGCCAACTCCGGAGAGGCAATTCGGATTCAAGAGCTGGGCACAGTTAAGGGGCGAATCAGCAATGTCATTTTTGGACCCGAGGGGTATTACACTCGCCTCAACGGGCGCATTGCGCGCGTCGAAGGCGGCCAGAATATCCGCTTCTACGGCGGGGTGGTGGTTGATTGCGGGGGCAGCTTCAGCCTGGCAGGGACTACTACAAGCGGTTCGCCCACGGTAACTGTCGCGTCCACCGAGACGCTTTCTTCTGGCCTGGCGGTAAGCGGCACGGGCATTCCGTCTGGCGCCACCATTTCAGCCATTGCGTCATCGACCACATTCACTTTGAGCGCCAATGCCACAGCGACAGGCGCTCCGAGCCTAAACTTTGTTGCGCCTGAGGCTTTTTTCTTCAATCAGTCGCGCGGCGGTGGCGTCTCTGCGATGAGAGGTATCCAGCAAGACAAAGCCAACTATCCCGGTTACAATACCGGCGTGCGCATCGCTGGCCTGCTTAGCCGGGACTATGTCGCCACCGACAACGTCTTGGGCGTCGCAACTGCGGTAGATGATCAGGTCGACCATTCTACCCAGGTGGTGTTCGGGAACATTGTGCAGGGCGGCTTTGATCGCGATTATGGCGCCATGGGCGTCAAGCCGGGCGGATCGCTGACGACACGCAAACTGCGCGACGCAGCTTGGCGCGGGGAAGCAAACACCTTTCTCGCCTCGCAAACTGTATCTGTCGGAAGCAGCGGCGGTTTTCTGACTCAAGCTTACGGGGCCACCCCCCTTTCCGCTCTACGGCGCTCGGCTGGCTCTGCGGCATCACCTGCGACGATTGCTCAATTCGCGGCGCTCGGAGAGCAGCGATTTGAAGGATGGGACGGGACGGGATGGCGCATTGGCGCCATGATATCTTCGCTTTGCATTGCAGCCACGCCGAGCGACACCGATTTTGAGAGCCTGCTCGAATTTCGTGCTGTTGCAGGCGGCAGCGGAACTGCTTCCTTAGTCGCGCAGATGGGGCATAGCGGCATCACCTTTTATGGGCTTGTCAAGCCGGCGACAGACAACAATCGCAACCTGGGAGAGGCTTCGTTCCGCTGGGCCACCGTTTTCGCGGGCACGGGGACGATCAACACTTCGGACGCCACCGAGAAAACGGCGCTTCGCGCGCTAACGGATGCGGAGAAACGGGCAATCCGCGCGATCGTTTCAGGGGTCGGCGTCTATCGGTGGCTTTCCTCGGTGGAGGAAAAAGGCGACGCGGCGCGCGAGCATATCGGGGTGACGGCTCAAGCCGTGGAGGCGGCTTTTGCCGCCGAGGGCCTTGATGCTCGCCGCTACGGGCTGTTCTGCGTAGACCCGCTGTTTGAAACTGTCGAGGTTGAGCCGGAGCAGATTGACCTGGTCGAAACCACCAAGACCGTCATTGACCCGGACACAGGCGAGACGCATGAGGTGGTCGTAGTTGAAGAGGTTGTGACGCGTGCGGTGCTGGAGCGCCGCCCCGTCATCGATCCCAAAACCGGGAAACAGAAAATGAGGCTCGGCGTTCGCAGCGATCAGCTTTTATGGCTGGCCATTGCGGCGCTTGCGAATGCCTAAGCCAATGCCGCCCAAACCATCACCCCGCCGTCCTCGCTTTCAGGGCAAAGCGGCGAAGATGATCACGCTTTCGGGGAAAGCGCCTCAATGCGCTCAGGGGTCCAGGTCATGACGGGTCTCCGGGTGGGGGCGGGAGGGGCATCCAGTGGGTGGGGTTAGGGTCGCTTCCGCTGCAGCATCCGCAGCCATGGACATCAAGCCAAACGCATGCCCAATTACCGTCTAAGCCGCCTTGCCACCAGCCCTCGATCGTCACCGTGCTGCTATACTCTTTGACATAAAGCAGAACCGGCGTGCCATCCTTCGGCGCTGTTTCAATCGGCCTCCACTCGCTCATCATCCCTCTCCCTTTAGCTTCGCCGCGAGGGCGCGGGCGGCTTTGAAGGCATCCTTCATGGCCGCCGCGCTCATGGCGCGCCCGCCCTGGATCGCCACCCCTGGAACCATGAGGCCACGATCGCAGCGATAAACACGACCGTGACCGGCTGAAGCGGAATTCCAGTCGGGCGCATCAACCATTCAGTGAGAGCAAGCGAACCAATCAGCACGAACGCCATGGAGCCCGCGCTTTCCAATGCATTGCGGAATTGCAGCGTCTTCAGCTCATGGGTTTGGCGGGTCATGGGGCGTCTCCATCGAGGGCGTTGGCAATCTCCAGCAACACGTCGGCGTGGCAAGGTTCGTTGAGGCGACACCAGCAGGCGAGGTGCTTGCCGCGAAGCTCGCGCTGGATCATGCGCGGGCACCAGCCGGCATTAAGGATGGTGCTAGCAAACCGCCTGACAGCCTCGTCTGTCGTTTCGCACACGCGCTCCGGCTCACGGAAATCGCGCTTATAAAACTCCCACTTGCGCGCGACCTTCAGATTAAGCGGCTCGCCAACGCAATAGAAGTTCCCCCAGCGCGTTGTGCGGTCCACCTTCACCGTGTTTGCCGGCATCCTCCAGCCTTTGGCGCGGCTAAGCTGGACGCGGCGCGGCTCTTCTGCGCGGCTCACGCGACGCCTCCCTGTACGAAAAGCTGTACGAAAGCCCTTGCCGTGCTCCGCCCCGCTGGGCTAGAGCCGTTGGCGCACTTGAAGGCGCGGGCGTAGTTCAGAGGTAGAACGTCAGCTTCCCAAGCTGGCCCGAAGCCTTGGCGGCATTGGTTTTCGCTGTACGAAAACCTCCCACAATCCCCTTTATTCATCGGCTGCGCCTCCTTTTACTGTACGAAAACTGAGGCGCCGAATCCGGGCCTCGGTGAAGCTGGACGCCGACAGGTAGCGGCGCTCGATGCGCTTCAGCTGCGCCACCTCCCAGCCGACCATGTCGGCCACCTCCTCTCTCGAAACGCCGGCGCTGCGCATCAGCGTCACGAACGTGCCGCGGGCATCGTGGAGGTGCCGATCGACGCCGGCCGCTCGGGCGAGGTCGCCGACGATGGTACCAAGCGCGTTGGCTGTGTAGCGGCCGCCGCGGCTGGACCGGATCACCCAGGGCGACTGGACGGCCGCTGCGGGATCCGGGCGCAGCCGATCGTAGATCTCCGCCAGCTCCGGCAGGATCGGCACCACCACCGGCATCGCCGCCTTGCCGCTTGATCGAGCGCGGCGCTCGGCCTTGCGTGGCGTGTAAACGACCGCGCCCTCTCCCTGCCTCACCTCATCCCAGCTGTGCGCGCTCAGGTCGTCGCGCCGCATCCCGGTAAGCCGCGCGATATCAAGCACGTCGAGCGCCGCCTGCAGCTGCGCCCGCGTCGCTGCCTGCTTCGCCCCTGCAATCAATCGTGCCGCCGCAGCGCGCATCGCGGCTAGATGCTCGGGCTCCCAGATCAGGTCTGATCGGTCTGCCCGCCATAGACCCTCAATGCCCTCGGCCGGATTGGCTGGCGCTCGGCTGCGCTTGCAAGCCCAGGCCAAGGCGCGGCGCAGCACCTGCACTTGGTAGTCTGCCGCTCGCGCGCCTCGCTCCTGGGCCAGTTCCTCATGCCACTCGACGAGCTTCGCATGGGCCTGCGTCGCCGCCAGCGCCTTGACGGGCAGCCGCCCGACGTCGCCGGCGCGCAGGTAGCGCAGCGCGTATCCCCACTGCGTCTGGGTGCTGGCGGCGAGGCGCTTGAAATCCGCCGACGCCTCAAACTCCAGCAGCAAATCAGCGACCGTCGCGCCCGCCTTGGCGCCCTTGACGGCCTCAACGTAAGCCTGCGCCCGACCGCGCGCGTCGGCCTTCTCCAGCGCCAAGGCTTGCCGCTCTGTCTCCCCTCGATACGATCCGATCACCGGAGCGCCCTGGCCGCGCCACGCTGTCCAGCGGATGTAGACGCCGCTGGACGCGCGCTTCACGGCGCGGTGGGCCCCTTTAAGATCCACGGCCCGACCCTTTCTGGGTGCGGCCGGCGTTCCAGGCGTCGAGCGCGTCATCGGCGGTTTCTCCCGCCGCTGACGCTGCGGCCTCGGCCGCGCGCCCGTCAAGGAATGTCACCGATCCATCGGCGCCAAACCGCACGCCGCCAATGCGCCCGAGCACGTTCTGCGCGGCGTCGGCAAGGCGCCGCACCTGGGCTGCGGTGGGGTAGCGACAGGCGCTCATGCTGGCGCCCCAATCGGCTGCGGCGACCACGCCTGGGCGATCCAATACGACAGAGCGAAGGGGATTTTGGCGATGCGAGCGCTGGCGGCTTTGCGGGCGGGGGATTTGCTGGACTTGGCGCACAGGTTCTGATCGAACCATTCCGCGCCCGCGCCCGCGCCCTTCCGCCCCTCTGCCACATGCCGCGCCACGCTTTCGCTCTGAAAGCTGCGGCCCGATCCGTCGAACCGGAAGCCGGGGTTTTTGCGCGCTTCACTTGCGCCACGGTTCTTGCTGTCCGCGATTGCAAACCACGAACCTGTCCCGTGCCGCGATCCATCCGGGTTGAACTTCTGCGCCTTAATCGTATGCGGCATCAGCGCCGGCACGTCGCCCCACAGGTAGTAGGAGCCGAAAGACCATTTGCCTCGCCCCACCCAGGGTTCAGCCCCACGCACGTTCTCCACGACCAGGGGGAGGTGCCGCCCCGCCGCGGCGCTCGCCTCGCGCTGGATGCGGAAGCAGGCGTCAAAAAGCGCGGTCAGCTCCGCCTTGGTGCGCGAGCCTTTGTAGCCTTCGGGAAACTCATCTTCGCCCCGCAGCGCCCGCGCAATCTGCTTCGCTCGCGTCCACGGCATCGCCATGTAGCTAAACTCCTGACACGGCGGGCTGGCAACGATCAGCGCGGCATCCGCAAACTGCGCCCCGTCAAGCGTCAGCACGTCTTGCAGGACCAGGCGTGCGGGGTAGCGCTCGCCGTCGTATTCGTGCGCCTCGATGTCGTAGCCCGTGACGTCATAGCCCGCCGCAAGCAGGCCTTCCGTCCAGCCGCCAAGGCCACAGAAGAGGTCAATTGCCTTGGGCATGGCAAAGGGCGGCTCACGCAAAAACAATGGCCGCCACTGCCGCAAGCCCGACAGTCACAACCATGCCAACCGTTTGCAGCGCAAGAACATCGTCGCGCGGCGCTGCAGATGCCGGATAAAGCGACACCAAAAACGCCCAAATCACAGCAGCTAAAGCTACAACTCCGCCGCCAAATGCCACGCCCAGCCAAAAAGGATTGCTCATGGCGCAAACCCCGTCACCAAGAAAAACAAAGCGCTTAGCGTCATCCACCAAAAACCAAAGCAACAAAGCAAAAAGGCGAGCCACCAAATGCCGCGCTCGGTGAGCCGAGGCGCCCGGTGAGCCCAGCCGGCGACCCGCCAGCTTAGGCGACGAGCCGCCATCCGGGCGCGAATGCGAAAGGGTGGGCGGATTGGGTGGGGGCGGTCGTCGCGCAGCGACGCCAAGAAACGCGGGACCATGAACATCCTCCCTGACCACGAAGCAGCCGATGCCTCATGTATGCGGGGGGATATTTCCTACTGTCAACCTCTGGGGGGGATAAATCCTCTGCGCCTCAGTTTTGGCGCCGCGGGTAGAAAGTGATCTGAAACTCGCCAGGGGCGCAGACCGCAAGGAATGAGCTTCCGTCGCTATTGGGTATCGGCATCACGAGATCGTGAGGGACTTGCTGCCCGGGATTGCCGAGGTCCGCCAGGCGTCGCGCGCAAGTCTCCCGCGTCATGCGAGCGCGATACATCCGATCTGGATCGCCCATGGCCAACTGCATCAGGTAAGCGACATCCGAGGATGATGTCGCCTCGATACGCGCTTCTGCTACCGGATCTGGTTTGTGTGTTAAACACGACACCAACGGCAGTCCGATGATGGCGGCGAACAAGCTCCACAGCATCAGACGTTGCCAAAGCGGCGGCATGGGCGGCTCGACTGGAGGTGTGGTCACATACGCCTCCCGAACCAAGCGACGCGGCCAATGATTTGCACGGCCTCAAGCGGAGCCGTGTAGCTCGGGTAGCTCGGGTTCTCTGACATAATCCGCAGCGTCTCCCGATCTGGTAAAAGCTCAACCCGCTTGCACACCGTCACATCGCCATCAAACAAGGCATAGATCGCGCTGGGCGACAACGCTTTGCGCCGCCGATCCAGCAAACACAGGTCGCCGTTCATGAGGCGCGGCGCCATGCTGTCGCCGACCACCTCGACCAAGACCGCCCAAGCGGGCGATACGTTCAAGTCAGCCATGAAAGCGGCCGGCATGCTCCATCGCCGCTTGACCGCCGCCTCATCGACAACGGCCCCGCCGCCGGCCGACACGCGTAAATCGAGTTCCGGAACGGACACAAGATTGTGATCGGGCTCTCCGCGCGCCGATCGCCCCGTCACGAGCCACTCCAGGTCAACCTCAAGCGCGGTCGCAAGCTGGAGCATTTGCTGCACGCCGGGGCTTTTGGACCGGCCCCCGGCCACGTCCTTCAGGTAGCTAAGGCCAAGGCCCGCTTCCTCCGCCACCCTCTCGATGGATGTGCCCATTTCTTTGGCTCTTGCGCGGGCGCGCTGAACCAAAGCCTTCGCATCAATAGGGGGTGTGTCTGCCATGAGCATGGCTGTAGGACTCCGACCCCCCGCCGGTCGATACCCATAAATCGACTTGACGACGGTAGGAAATCTCCTCTCTCTTAGGGATATGTCAACCCTACCCGACCTGCTCCGCCGCGCGAAACGCGTTGCAAAGCGACGCAACTGGAGCACCAGCACGGTCTCTAAGCGCCTTTTCAACGACCACCGCCGCCTGGACGCTGTCGCGTCGGGTCGGAGCTTCCTGCGACCGCCGACCCTCGCAAAGGCGTTTGCGGTGCTGCAGCAGCTTGAGGGTGAAACGCAAGAAGGCGGCTCGCGGCGTCGCCCAGGAAAGGCGGCGCAGTGATGAGCTTTGGTCCGATGATCTACGGCGAGGCCGATATCTCCGACCCGGCGATCTCCGCTGCGGCGACGGCGCTGGTGTCTGCCGTGTCCGCACGGGTGAAGCGCACCGTCATTGCGGGGGCTGAGCCCAAGAACGAGGTGACGACCAACCAGGGCATGACCCTGATGTATTGCTACGCCGCGTGCGTGAACGCGATCAGCGACGCTGGGCCGATCACCAATGGGGCCACCATTCAGGCGCTGGTCGCGCTGCTGACCAGCATGGCGTTGCCGTTGCCGCAGCAAGACCGCGAGGGGCTGCTGATCCATATCGTCCAGCACACTCTGGCGAGCATCGCGGTCAACGAAACCATGCGCGGCTCCGCCACGTGACCGCTGCAGCCGCCTCCCCTTACAATCTCTGCGGCCGGTCTGGCGCGGCAGGGGTGCGCCCGGACGGAGAGGGCGGCTCCGGCCTGCCCTCTCCGAAAGGCCAGACGCCTAAGGGATGGGCGCTGATCGAGCTGCCGGCGCCGCCCAGCGTCAACAACGCGTTCAAGAACGTGCGCGGGCGCGGGCGGGTCAAGGCGGAGCCCTACCGCGACTGGGAATCAAACGCTGGCTGGAGGCTGCGGCTGTCGAACCCGCCCCGCTTTGCGGAGCCCGTCGTCGTGGTCATCGGCTGCGAGCGACACCGTCTGGCGGCCGACATCGACAACCGCCTGAAGCTGACGCTGGACCTGCTGGTCGCGCACCAAGTGCTGCGCGACGACCGCGACGTCGTCGCCCTGGCGGCCGCCTGGAATCCTCCGGGCTCGTCTCTTATCCGCATTGCGATTGCTCCGGCTTCGGACGGCATCGCTCTCTGCTTCCACCTCGCCGACTCATCGGGCGCTTATGGCGGGTGGTTTGTCACGGCGCCCTCAGGAGAGAACAATGGCCTTGAGCCTGACTGACTTGAAGCGCGTGCGCGCTGATCTGCCGCCGCGCATCATCATCTACGGCCCACCAGGGATGGGCAAGACGACGCTCGCGTCGGAGTTCCCGGCGCCGGTGTTCCTCCAGATCGAGGACGGCACGCCAGGCGATTTGGAGCTGACGAGCTTCGGCCACCTGCAGTCGTTCTCGGCCGTCATGGACGCGCTGACTGCTCTGTATGCGGAGGAGCACGCGTATAAGACCGTCGTCGTCGACAGCCTGTCCGAGCTGGAGGCTCTCATCTGGGAGGAGACGGCGCGCCGCAACAACTGGCAGAGCATCGAGCAGCCTGGGTACGGCAAAGGCTATGTCGAGGCCGACCGCGTGTGGGGCGAATTCGTCGAGGGCCTGAACGCCTTGCGCCGGCAGCGTGGCCTCGGCATCGTGCTCATCGGGCACGCGGTGGTGGACCGCTTCGACGACCCGACGTCGCATAGCTACTCGCGCTACGACGTTGACCTACACAAGCGGGCCAAGGCGAACCTCGACCGCGAGGTCGACGCGATCTTCCTGGTGAAGCAGGAGGTGGCCATCGCCAAAGAGGACACCGGCTTCAACAAGCAGCGCACGATCGGCATGTCTGGCGACGCGCGCTGGATCTACACCGAGGGGCGGCCGAGCTACACGGCGAAGTCGCGCTACCCCATGCCCGACCGCATCCTGTTTAAGAAGGGCGCGGGCTACGCCGCGATCGCGCCTCACCTACCCGGCTCGGCTGCGCCGGCTGCCGCGGCTTAGTCGGAGGATCGACGCATGGCAGACCTTGGATTCTTCGATCCCAACGCCGTTAACGATGAGCGCGAGCTGATCGCTGCGGGCAAGTACACCGCTCAGATCACCGAGAGCGACGTCGTGCCTACCAAAGCCGGCACGGGCTCAATGCTGAAGCTCAAGTGGCAGATCATGGGCGGGCCTGCACAAGGGCGCGTTCTGTTCGACCAGATCAATCTGTCGAACCCGAACGCCCAGGCGGTGCAGATCGGCCAGCAGCAGCTCAAGCGGATCTGCGTCGCGCTGGGGTTGGGTCCCATTCAGAACAGCGCCCAGCTGCATCTCCGCCCTTGCATGATCACCGTTGGCGTGAAGGACGGCGATGGTCAGTACGGGCCGCAGAACGTCATCAAGGCGTATGCGTCGCTGTCTGGGCCGGCGCCTACTTCGGCCAATGCGCCGCCACCTGCTGGTCCTGCTCCGGCCAATGCGCCGCCACCTGCTGGTCCTGCTCCGGCCAATGCGCCGCCACCTCCACCGCCGGCGACTGCGGTCGCGGGCGCGACGCGGCGCCCCTGGGAATAACCGCTCCCTGCTGACTGCCTGGGCGGCCTTGTGTCGCCCAGGCTCCTTTTTCAACGCGCCCATTGGCGTGAACGCTGGAGTCTGGCCCGATGGCAAGCAACATCACATTCACACACAAGTTTTTTGGTTGGCTTGAGGCCGAGGCCAAGCGCTGGATCAACCCGGACGGCAGCGAAGGCGCAATCGTCGCGCTGAGCGCCACCGTGGCGCCTGGTCTGACGCTGAGCGCGTCAATCGAAATCGGCCCCCGCGTGAGCATCGGCCCCCGCGTGAGCATCGGCCCCGGCGCGAGCATCGGCCCCCGCGTGAGCATCGGCTCCGGCGCGAGCATCGGCGATGGCGCGAGCATCGGCCCCCGCGTGAGCATCGGCCCCGGCGCGAGCATTGGCCCCCGCGTGAGCATCGGCCCCCGCGTGAGCATCGGCCCCGGCGCGAGCATCGGCCCCCGCGTGAGCATCGGCCCCGGCGCGAGCATCGGCGATGGCGCGAGCATCGGCCCCCGCGTGAGCATCGGCCCCGGCGCGAGCATCGGCGATGGCGCGAGCATTGAGAAAGGCGAATGGCACTTTACTGCTGGGCCGCAGGGCTCCCGAAATGCCTTGGCGACCGCAGTGCTGAAACCCGAGGGCCTGCGCTGGTGGGTGGGGTGTCAAGAGGGCATCACGACTGACGTGTTTCGGGAGCGTGTGCTGCTCGACCATGCAGAGGGCTCCGCGTCTCGGGAGGACTATTTGCACCTGATCGCGATGGTGGAGACGCACCCGGCCATTGCCCGCGCGACGGCCGCCAAATCGGCGGAGGCGTCCAATGGCTGACCTGACACCCTTTATCCGCCCGCTTGTCGCTGATGCGATGGATGCAGGCCGCCAAGTCCACGCTGAACGGCGTCACTCTCGCCGCCTGGGCGGCTCCCAGATCGGAGCCGAGTGCGACCGAGCGATCTGGTACGGCTTTCGCTGGGCCTATCCGCCCGAGAGCTTTTCGGGCCGCATGCTGCGGCTGTTTGAGACGGGCCAAGTCTACGAGCGCCGCCTGCTCGACGAGCTGCGTCGCGCCGGCGTCTCGGTCTACGGCGATCAGGACGAGCTGAGCGCTCTGGGCGGCCACTTCGTGGCGAAGATCGACGGGCGCGCGCTGCGCGTTCCCGACGCTCCGAAGGCGGAGCATCTGGTGGAGATCAAGACCCACAACGAGAAGAGCTTTAAGGCGCTGGTGAAGGACGGCGTGGCGAAGGCGAAGCCGCAGCACTTCGCGCAAATGCAGACTTACATGCACGTCTTCAGCCTGCAGCGCGCGCTCTACGTCGCGGTCAACAAGAACGACGACACGCTCTATGTCGAGCGGGTCGCCTACGACATCGACGAGGCGGTGCGGCTGATGGCTCGGGCCGAACGCATCATTCGCGCCGACCGCCCGCCGCCGAAGCTCCACGACGATCCGACGTCAAAGATGGCATCGGCGTGCGGCTACTGCCCCGCCCGCTCCATCTGCCACGAGGGCGCCTTCGCCGACCGGTCTTGCCGCACCTGCATTCACTCCACCGCGCTGGTAGATGGCTTTGGCGGGCAGTGGCATTGCGCGCGGTGGGACAAGACGCTGGACGCCCGCGAGCAGGCCATGGGGTGCGACAAGCATCTCTACATTCCAGATCTGGTTCCTGGCGAGCAGGACAACGCTGACGCCGTTGGCGAGTGGGTCAGCTACCTCATGCCGGATGGCTCCTATTGGGTGGACGAGCCGTCGCCGAACAAGTGCGCGCCTGCCGAGGGAGGCGCGTCGTGAACCCCGGCCTGCTTAAGCTGATTGCGGGCGCTCAGGACGGCGGGGCTGTGCTTTGCCTTGGCGCCTACCTGTCGCTACCGCGGGAGAAGCGCATCGAGCTGATCGCCGACTGGCTCTACGTGCTGGACGAGCTGTTGGCTCTGGAGCGCGACGGCATAGAAGCCGCCAAGGCGCGCCCGGGTTACAAGCACGCGGCGCCGTCGATCAAGTATTGGCGCCCTTGCCCGTCGACTGGTTCGACGCGGCGCTATGGGAAGGGCGTTAAGAAGACCGAGCCCTCGGTCGTCATCGACGTGTCTCGCTATCGCCATCTCAGCCGCAACAGCGCGATCGAGATGGCGCTGATCGATTACCCCACCGCCAGCTACCTGGACATCGAGATGCAGTTCGGCTGCTCGCGCTCCGCCGTCGCCGGCATCGCCAAGCGCGCGCAGCTTAACGTGGCGGCTCGCCATGCGAGCACGTTCGGTGGAGGCGACGATGATTGACCTTCGCCCCTACCAGCGCGCGGCGATCGAGGCCGCCTACACCTACTGGCGCGAGGGCGGTGGCAACCCGCTCATCGAGATGGCCACCGGCCTGGGTAAGTCGGTCGTGGTTGCCGAGCTGAACCGCCAGATGCTTGAGCGCTGGCCCGACATGCGGCTCCTGAACCTTGTGCACGTGCGCGAGCTGGTCGCCCAGAACTACGCCGCTGTGCGCCGCCTTTGGCCCGACGTGCCGGCCGGGATCTACAGCGCCGGGCTGAACCGCCGCGACGCTCACGCGCGGGTGGTCTTCGCTTCGGTGCAGTCGGTGTTCCGCAAGGCGCAGGAGCTGGGGCCGCGCGACTGCATCCTGATCGACGAGGCGCACCTTGTGCCGCACCATGGCGAGGGCATGTACCAGACGCTGCTCGCGGCTCTGCGCAAGATGCGCCCGGATCTGCGGGTGCTGGGCCTGACCGCCACGCCCTACCGCCTGGATAGCGGGCGCCTGGACCTGGGCGATGGGCGGCTGTTCGACCGCATCGTCTACAGCTACGACGTCGCCCGCGGCATTGCCGATGGCTGGCTGTCGCCGGTCAAGGCGCGCCTGGCGGCTGCCCAGATCGACGTCTCCGGCGTGGCTCGCCGCGGTGGCGAGTTCGTCGCTGGGGATCTGGAGCGGGCCGCCAACACCGACGATCTGGTCGAGGCCGCCTGCGATGAGATCGTCGCCATCGGCGCGGCGCGGCGGTCATGGCTTTGCTTCTGCAGCGGCGTTCAGCACGCCGAGCACGTCGCGCTGGCGCTTAAGAAGCGCGGCATCGAGGCGGCCATGATCTGCGGCGAGACACCGACTGCGGAGCGGGACCGCCTCATCAGCGCCTTCAAGGCCGGGACGCTCCGGGCACTGACGAACGCCAACGTCTTGACCACCGGCTTTGATGCGCCGGCTGTCGATCTGATCGCGCTCCTGCGCCCCACTCTATCGGCGGGCCTCTATGTGCAGATGATCGGCCGCGGCACGCGTAAGGCGGATGGCAAGGCTGACTGCCTGGTTCTCGACTTTGCCGGCAACGCTCGGCGCCACGGCCCGATCGACGCGATCGAGGGCAAGCGGCCGAAAGAGGGCGGCGGATCTGGCGACGAGCATCGGGTCAAGGTCGACGAGGTGCGCGGCAAGACGTGCCCTTCGTGCGAGTTCATCGTCGCCTATGCCGCCGCTCAGTGCGTCCACTGCGGCCATGAGTTCCCCAAGCAGCCCAAGCACGAGGCGAAGGCCGACCGCGAGGCGGTGCTGTTCAAGGCCGAGTTGCCCGCACCCGTCGTCAAGGAGGCTCCGGTCGTGGCCTGGGTGGCGCGGCGGCACGAGAAGATGGGATCACCCGACAGCGTGCGCGTCACCTACCACGCCGGGCTCATGTCCTACGAGGAGTGGATCTGCCCGGAGCATGAGGGCTTTGCCCGCCGCAAGTTCGAGCGCTGGTGGCTGGATCACGCCGCCTCGCCTTGCCCTGCCACCGTGCAGGAGGTGCTGGACGCGTGGCCGTCCCTCAAGCGGCCAGAGCTCGTTTTCATCCAACCCGATGGCAAGTGGTGGCGCATCGTCGGGCGCCGCTTTGCTCAACCTCAGGAGGTGACCACCGCATGACCGAACCCTTGATCCGCACCAGCCCGGAGAACCGCGACAGCACGGAGCCCGAGTTCATCACCGGGATTGTGGCGCTGCCGGTTTTTGAGCTGGGCGAGCCCGACATTCGCGCCGCGGGCGCTCGCGCCGGTCGCTACCTTGACGTCATCGGCAAGACCGACCTCGGCACACTGGACGCCGCCGAGTGGCGCCACTTCTGCGGCCTGATGATTGCCACAGCCTTTGACCACGCGGTCGACCGCATGAAGGGGCGCTGGGCGCCGCCATTGGGGGAGTGAGACGATGGGTATTCTGACCGATAATCCGCGCGAAACATTGATGGGCGCCATAGCGTCGCTGAAGGCCATCGACGGCTATCTGGCCGCGCAGGAGCAGGCTGTAATGGGGCGGCCAGATCAAGTTGCGGAATTGGTAGAGCAGCGCAGTCGTTTGGCGCTGTCTCTGTGGCGCCACCGCGAGGCCGTGCGGATTTTGGACCTGCACCACGAAGCCATTTTCGGCCCTGCGGACAAATGATGACTGCTGAGGGGCCGAGCCAGCCCAGCCCGTATGCGCGGGCGCACGGTGATCTGTCGGCGCTCGGCTGGCACGCCATTCCGCTGACGCCGGCCGACTGCGGGCGCGACGGCCGCGGCAAGGCGCCGGGCGAATACAAGTTCGGCCAGTGGTGGGAGATGAGCCAGTGGCAGCGCTTCCGCGACCGCGCGCCCACCGACTTCGAGCGCAAGCTCTGGGCGGAGCGCTGGCCCGGCGCTAACGTTGGCGTCGTGCTCGGTGCCCGCATCGGTGACGCCCAGGTCGTCGCCCTCGACATCGACGCCGTCGACTACGACGCCTACGACGCCATCGCCCGCGCCGCTCCTGATTCGCCCATGGTCAAGCGCGGGCAGAAGGGCGAGACCCGCTTCTATCGGGCCTCCCCTTCCCTACGCACCCGCCAATGGCGCGATGGCGAGAAGCGCATTCTTGCCGACCTGCTCACCGGCCAGGAGACGCGTCAAACGGTCGTGCCGCCCTCGGTGCATCCTGAGACTCATCAGCCGTATGTCTGGCTGGCTGGCCCGGTGAGCCCTGCCGATCTGCCGTTCCTCACCGACGACGACGTCGCCGCCCTAGTGGAGACCATGGAGCGGCTCGGCGCCACGGATGGGCCGCCAAAGCGCGAAGCCGCCCCACGGGAGCCCGCAGGCGAAAGGAACTTCTGGACCGAGGTCAAGGATGCGGCGATGGCCGATCTGGCCGCCTGGGCGCCAGCTCTCGGCCTCCACGGCCTTCGTCGCGCGCGGCAGGGCTACGAGGCGGTGGCGACGTGGCGGGAAAGCTCGACGGGCCGCCCCACCTCGGAGCGCAAGCGCAACCTGTCGATCCAGCCATCGGGCATTAAGGACTTCGGCACCGGCGAGACGTTCACGCCGATCGATCTGGTGATGCGCGCTCACGGCGTCGGCCAGGAGGAGGCCACCGCTTGGCTGCGAGAGCGGCTCGGCATGGCCGACCCGGACGCGGCCGCCTTTGCCGCGGCGATCGCGGCTCAGCCCATGCGCATCAAAGAGCCGGAGCCGACGCGGGATGAAGCGCCGGCGAAGGCCGCGCCGCTTGCCAACGGGCGCGAGGCGCCGAGCGACGTCATCCGCGGCGCCCAGGTGGGCATCCTCGGAGCCCTCATGGATTGGGTGCTCGGGCAGTCGCGGCGACCCCAGCCGATCATCGCCCTGGGCGCTGCCCTTTCGATCCTGGGCGCCTGCACGGCGCGGCGCTATGGCGGGCCGACCCGCTCGGGCACCCACCTCTACACGCTCGCGCTCGCGCCATCGGGCGCTGGCAAGGACGGGCCGCTAAAGAGCGTCGCCCAGGCGCTCAATATCGCGCAGCTGAAGAACCGGCTCGGCCCGGGCGAGTTCATCTCCTTCCCGGCCATCATCAACCGCCTTGGCCGGGATCCGGTCTGCATCGCGCCCATTGACGAGTTCGGCGGCTTCCTGAAGCGCGTGAACGGCCGCGGCGCCTCATCCTACGAGCAGGGCATCTCCGGCGTGATGCGCCAGCTCTGGTCGTCGTCGTTCAGCGACTATCTGGCGCCGGAGTGGGCCAGCCGGGCGGCTCCGGTCATCCACGCGCCGCACTTCGGCGTGTTCGGCGTGGCGACCCATCAGGAG